CTGAAACACACGGTCTTGCCGCCGCCGGTTGGTAGCACTGCAAGAACTGTGCGCCTGCCGAGTTGGTATTGCAGTCGGATGTCGGTGATCAGCTGTTGCTGGTAGGGACGGAGGTTCATTGTTTTAGAGCTTTTCGGGTTGACTTAAGTTGCATGTATTTGGCGTACGCCTCGCTTTTGGGTTGCGTCAATCCCAACCCCTTGCACCACCAGTCGTTGCGCAAAAGCACTTTGCACATTCGACGCCAGCTAGGCGCCCAGTATTTTTTTTCTAGCTCAGGTGGCGCGCTGTCTGGTATGCCTTCCATGTATCCGCGATCGTGCCATCCTTTTAGCCATCCTTTAAAGCGGGCCAAATAATGATCCCTTGTTACCTGCGGCATTGTCGCCAAAAGCAAATTGCAAAAACTGCGCCAAGTGTGGCCTTCCGGTAGCGTAATTTTGCTGTATCCAGTAACATTGCCTCGCTCTTCTATGTATAAGGCGCCGGAATTGGCTCCGTTGACACGGGCAACAACTTTGCCCCAAGTTTGCGGTTCAAGCAAGTGGTAAAGCCAAAGCCCGCGCCGCTGATCGTCGCCGTAAGGCTGACACAATCGCATTTGAGACAATGAAAGGCCAGCCGCGTGCATTCTGTCGTAGACTTTGTTATGAGGCTTTTCAGGAAAATACGCGTGATATTTCCAAATATCAGTTACATGCCAATCATAAATTGGATAGCAGTTGTAAACATTATTGATTACGCGCGTCGTCCAGCGTTTTCCAAAATGCGTTTCCTTTTCCCAACGGCAAATAGTGCGCCAGCGGTTTAGGCTTTCGTCTGATCGGATTCCGATTAAGGCTGCAACGCTAGCTTCCCCTCCGTACCATGCCGCAAAAAGTTCGACAAACTCTTCAAATTCCATTTTTTCAGCAAAAAAATCAAAAAAACTTGGATCAGTAATTACGCCTTGGCGCTTTGGGGTCTGACGCACCCAGTCTTCTTTTCGCTCTGGGTCCCAAGCGCACCAGACAGGCTCGTAATTCGATACAGCATTGCGAAGCTTCATCGGAAGGCAGACCCAATAAAGATCAATGCAATCACTGTAAAAATCGCACATTTCATTTACATGTGCAATCGTTAATTCGTACTGAGCTTCAAGGTCAATTACTAAAACACCAAGACGGCGCTTACGGCGCCTTGCTTCATCCGCAGCCAAATGAAACAAAACAGACGAATCTTTTCCGCCGCTAAACGAAACGTAAACTTTTTCAAAATGATCAAAAGCATAGCCAATCCGTTGCCGAGCGGCGCTCAAAACATCACAGTTAAGACCGCGTTTCATTAATACAGCTCCGCCTCGGTGCGTCCGCCAGCCTGCTCCATGGTTACAGGCTGGCGATCATTTGCCTCTAGCCATTCATTGAGAAAAAGCAGTGCCAAAGAATCGGCATCATGTTGCTGTTTTTCGGTTAGGCGATGGTAGCCGCCTCGACAGCCGGATGGCATGTTAATAGCTTGAGCGGCGGAAGCTTGTCCAAGCCAAGCAATGCGGTTCATGCGATCGTTGGTTAGATAATGCTCGCAGCTATGCTTCCACTGATTAATTACATGCTTCAACGCCGCCTTAAAAGCCGATAAATCAGATAAAAAGACTCGATACATTTCCTCGCCTTGATCTTGCGTTAGCCCTCCAGGTGGACGCTCTGCATAAAAGCCGGCGCGATAGCACTCCCACTTTTCCCAAGTGTGGAGTATGCGACCGCTTGGTTTTGGCACATAATCCACTGGAAGATCAGACAAGATTTCTCCGCTTGATCCGTTGTCGTTATCGGATTCCCATGCTTCGGAAAACTGTTGATCAGTAAACAACTCCGCAAGGCCCGTAATTTGTGTCAAACGCAAAACCTCGTCTGGATCCATGCCTAGTTCTTTGCTAATGCGCTGATCGCTCCAATTTCTTCGCTTTAACTCAACCACAATATCCGACATGGCGTCAACTCGATGCTTGCCTCTTGCGCGGTTGTGGCGGATTGTAGCCGCTATGCGATCATTCAAATCTTGCTGATCTGACTTAATTGCTACAACTGGAAGGAATCCCATTACACGCAAGCTTACGTCAAGGTTTTCTTTGCCAACCCTGTTTCGATGAAACCCATCTACAACCTCTCTTCCCTTGTCCGTTGGATAAGTAACAATGGGCTGTGTGTAGCCATCTGTCAAAATAGAATGAGCCAATAGTTCCATTTCTGGAGGGGCAACGCTATTTGGGTTGTAATCATTTGCATAGACATTGCTAGCCGGAACCCAGCGAACGAAATCTACTGGCTCGCTTTTAAGTGGAGATACTTCGTGAATTAGCGCCCTTATTTCATTGATTAATTCAATGCGCTGAAAAGCAGGCACTTCCGATAGGCGTTTGGTTAATTGTTTAGCCTGAGCCATTGCAGCATCAAAGAGATCGCAAGCGGTCGCAGTATTGGCGTCAAGCAAAGCCAATTGAAGTTGATCAGCCATTTGAAAATTGAGTAGTTACATCTTCAACCAGTACCAGCTCGCAGCCTGGGTAGGACTTGGCAAACCCAAGGCGCAGCTCTGCCTCTGTCTGAAATTGCGCAGTGTTAACCACGCATTGCCCCCATGGGCGCTGGTAGGTAATTCGGAAGATCGGTCGCTGGCTTGGCATAGGGCAGCTATCTGGCCTTACTACCGTAGCAGCGGCGGCTACAGTTGGCAAGACACTCAGCCCGATCCGATGCAGTTAGCGCACCCAACGCCAATACGCCTCACTCCAAGCCTGCTGCAATGGCTCGACAGTTGGCGCGGCGATCAAATGTCACGCGCCACCGCCATCAGGTTTCTGCTTCAGCAATCCATGGACCTGCACCGCGATGGCATCTTGCCGAGCACCCAGCGATGAGTCTTTCTCAAGAGCTTGCGCGGCTACCCGATGAATGGGGCTATGTCGCAGTCGATGGCCAGAAACGTCCATACCAGGCTAAATGGCAAGAAAACCCGCTGAGCAAAGCCGATCTAGAAGCCGAGCTTGCATCCGGCCACGCCAAGGCCATTGGCGTTTGCTGTGGCGTGCCATCAGGAGGGTTGCTGTTTCTTGATCACGATGGTCGCAGCGCTAGCACCATCCTCCGCGAATGGGGTTGCCCCATGTCATCGCTGCCGCGATCGTGGACTGTCACATCAGGTCGCGATGGAAGGTTTCAAGTCATCTACCGCGTACCTGAGCAGTTTTGGCCTGGTATCGCCACACGCAAGTACAAATCAGGTGTCACTGACTCCGACTGCAAGCCAGAACAGGTAGAGCTTCGGTGGACTGGTTGTCAATCCGTCGTCGCTGGCGCCCACCCAACCACTACCGGCTACCACTGGGTCACGAAATACAGCCCCGAAGACCTCGATTTAGCAGAAGCGCCGCTTTGCTTGATTGAGCGGATGCTGAAGCCAGCGCCTGAGCCGGTGCCAGTTGCCGTCGTGGTGCACGGCACAGACGACTCAGCCAGGGCGCGGTCATACCTTGATGCGCTGTCTGGCAACCGGGCCGATGACTACGACGACTGGTTAGCCGTTGGGATGGCGCTTCACAGCGTCGGCGATGACGCTTTGTTGGATGATTGGGAGCAGTGGTCAGCGCAGTCGGGCAAACACAAGCCCAGTGACTGCCAGCGCAAGTGGCGCAGCTTCAAAAAATCCGGCATCAGCCTCGGCACCCTTGGCGACATGGCCAAGAAAGACGGCTGGCGCTCCCCGAGGCGTGAACCACGAGTTGCGTTTGCAGCTGTTGCCGCCGACAAGCAAGCTGATCCAAAGCCTCCGATCATCACCAAGCCGGAGAAGCTAGAGACCGCCGAGCTCTTGGCCCTGCTGCGGAGCCAGTCGGACGAGATCCGATACAACGTCTTCACGCAGCAGATCGAGGTCAAAGGTGCCGTCATCGACGGCGCTGACCGCTTTTATCTCAAGCTCGCCGAAATGGGTTACAAGGTCGGCAAGGAGCTTGCCATTGACTGCCTCGTGCAGGTAGCCAATGAAAACCCCTACAACCCTGTTAACGAGTACCTGCTCCATTGCGAGCAGCAGGTGGAACCTGCCTACATCGACGGTTTGGCGACCGCCTATCTGCGGCCTGGCGACCAAGGCGGTGGAATCACCATCTACGACGAAATGCTGAAGCGCACCTTAATCGGTGCTGTCGCTCGCGCCTTTGACCCTGGCTACAAGCACGACACCGCCTGCGTGATCATGGGTGATCAAGGCGCCTACAAATCCAGTTTCTGGGGTTGCCTCGGTGGCCCGTTTTACTCGGACGCCTTGGGCGACATCAGCACCAAGGACGACGTTATGGTGCTCCATCGCTCCTGGATTATGGAATGGGCGGAACTTGATCACATCACAAACCGCAAGCACGCCGGACAAGTCAAGGCCTTTCTTTCTCAAGCTGTTGACCTACTTCGCGTGCCATACGGCAAAGCCGTTGAGGCATTTCCTAGACGTGGAATTATTGTTGGCACCACCAACAAAACCGCTGGTTTCTTGGTTGATGAAACAGGCAATCGCCGGTTCTGGGTGATACCTACAACCAAAACTCAAGTCGATCAAATTAACACCGCTATGCTCTTAATGGAGCGCGACGCGATCTGGTCTGGTGCCGTTCACGCCTACCGCAATGGTGAAACAAGCCGCTTACCTGTTGCTATGGAATTAGCCGTGCAGCAAGAAAATGATGCCTACATGATTGAATCTCCATGGCGTGCAGCCATCCTCGGCTACCTTGCCGACCGGCGATCCATGGAACCGCTGACCTCTGAGGAAATCCTCGCAAAGGCCATTCAGAAACCCATGGAGCGGCAGACCAAGGCCGATCAAATGCAGGTCGCATCCATCCTCAAGGAGCTCGGTTGGTCAAAAAGGCGCGAATCGACCGGGAAGAGGCGGTGGTACTACCAGTTGGACGGCCAACATGACGGCTAGACGGTCAGACGCCTTGCGCCGCAAGGGGTTTCAGCCGCCTAACCATCGGGCCGACCCACTTCCCTTACAGAGTTACCCCGTACCCCCCCCCTCCCCTCTTTTACTTACTTACTACTAGAGGTTAGGAGGTTAGACGGTTAGGAGACGCCTTGCGCCGCAAGGGGTTTCGCTGTCCCAACCTCAAACCGCTGGTTGGACGTATGATCACCACTCGTTTTTCCCATCCCATGCAAGAAGTCAAAGTCCGTTTTCTAGCTGAAGACCTCGCCGTCCTGGATCAGCAGGTTGCTGTTGCCGGTGTCAGCCGTGCAGAGCTCGTGCGTAACAGAGCGTTAAGCGCTGCATTGCCACGGCTCACGGTGTCCGACTACCATCGCCTCGTGTCTGATGCCACCACCTACATGCGTGGTGATTTGCGTCAGCAACATGTCGAGCATCTCATTGCGTATGTCATCACACGACTTGATCAACATTCCCGCCAAGCAGACGCCGGTCATCAACCGGCTCAGTGACGCCATGGACCATGCGCTCGCCTACGCTTGCGCGATCCGCGACAATGCACAAGATGATCAGCAACCCATCCCCATGGATCTGGTTGCATCATTCAAGTCCGATTACGACAAGATCATCTCCGCACTCACCGAAGCCGCTCAATGAAAATCCTCGTCGCACAATCTGAACTTTCACACGCGCTCCGACTTGTCTCGCGTGCTGTCGGCAGTGGCCGCACGCATCAGATCCTGTCGGGCGTGCTGCTGCAGGCCGCTGATGGCCACCTGCGCGTCACCGCCTACGACCTGGACCTCGGCATCAGCACCACCATCACCGCTGCCGTGGAGGTGCCCGGAGCCACTGTCGTGCCGCATCGACTGCTGGCGGACATCGCAGGCCGCTTAGATGGCTCTGAGGCGCTCTCGCTGGCCGTTGATGGCGCACGGGTCACGTTGACCGCTTCCAGCGGCTCCTACAGCCTCTCAGTGGCCTCCGCGGATGACTTTCCCGCATTGCCTGCCGTGGACGCTGCTGCAGGGGCTCCTATGGACCTCTCCGGCGCTTTGGCTGCCGTGATGCCTGCTGTTGCGACCGACGCAAGCAAACAGCTGCTGACCGGCATCCACTTGCGCAGCGCTGGCGGCACGCTTCGCATCGATGCCACCGACGGACATCGACTTGCCTCTCGATCCATCACCGCCGACATCGCAGATCTCGACGTGGTGGTCCCAGCCCGGACGCTGCAGCAGGTCAAGCAGTCTGCCGTGCTGACCGTGGACAATCGCCAGGCGGCCATCGTGCTCGCAGACGGCACCACGATCATCTCCGGGACGCTGGAGGGCACATACCCGAACGTGCAGGCGCTTGTCCCTGCATCCTTCGCGCAGGTGCTGACCGTCAACCGGCTGTCATTGCTGCACGCTTTGGAGCGTGTCGCCGTTATCGCCGACAGCCACAATAGCGTCGTGAAGTTGCATGTTGACGGCATGGCGCTCAAGGTTGCAGCCGAGGCTGAGGCCAACAGCGGCAGCGAGCTGATCGCCTGTGACGGCAAGCTGCCAACCATGGCGGCAAACGTTCACTACCTGATTGACGGCATCAAGGGCATCAGCGGTGATACCCTGAGCATCAAGACCAATACGGCAACGACGCCAGTGGTGTTCACATCCGCCACTGATGCCGATAGCATGTATCTGGTGATGCCTGTTCAAGTCCGGTAAATGAAGCCCGTTCGCGGCCATCGAAAGCTCAACGATGATGTGATCAAGAAGGTGCGTTTCCTTGCGGAATTCGGCGCACCTCTTGAGCACATCGCGCCTGCCGCTGGAGTAACGGCTTATTCCATTCGCATCTGGCTCAACAATGCCAGAGGCCCCAATCCCACGCGAGAAGAGCTTGCCCTACTTGCTGCTATTGAAGAAGGTAGGGCTGCAGGCGGTATGCGGCTGATTGGCAAAGTTGCTGAAGCCGCTGAAAACAATGACCTGAAAGCAACAACGTGGATGCTTACGCATTCACCTGCCTTTCGTGATCACTACAGCGATGCAGCCGCCATGCAGCGCTATCGGCAAGAAGGTATCGAGATGGCAGTGCAGGCAATCATTGACGCTGGCTTGCCACCTGATCAGGAGCGTGATTTGCTGCTGAGGATCAGCGCAAAGACCGGCCACAATGCGAACGATTGATCCGATTGTTGCACGGCTTGCAACGCTTGAACTGGAGCGCAATGGCGCTAATGAGGTGCGATTTGATGAGCAGCTGATTGCCATCCGCAACGACCTACATCCTGGCCAGCTTGCGTTCGTCGAGGATCAGACCACCGAAATTCTCGGAGTGTCGGCAGGGTATGGCGCAGGCAAGACCCGAGCATTGTGCGCCAAGGCTGTGCATTTGGCCGCGGCCAATCAAGGATTTATCGGTGCCGTGATGGAGCCGACCGGGCCGCTGATCCGGGACATCTGGCAAAACGACTTTGATGACTTCCTGGAGTCCTACGGGATCCCCTACACCTTCCGCGCCTCACCGCTGCCGGAGTATGTGCTGCACCTGCCTGGCGGTGATACCAAGATCCTGTGCCGCAGCTTTGAAAACTGGACGCGGATCATCGGTCTGAACCTTGCATGGGTGCTGGCGGATGAGATCGACACCGTGACGCCAAGCATCGCCAGCCGAGCATTCCCAAAGATCCTTGGTCGTTTGCGGTCGGGCAACATCCGGCAGTTCGGTGCAGCATCAACGCCGGAGGGGTTCCGGTGGATGTTCAACACTTTTGCCAGCGAGGATGCGCAAGGCCGCACAGATCGACGGCTGATCAAGATGCGGACGCAGGACAACCCATACCTGCCTGCGGACTTCATCGAACGGCTGCAGGCCAACTACGATCCGAACCTGCTACGCGCCTACCTGGATGGTGAGTTCATCAACCTCACTACCGGCACCGTGTACGACCGCTTCGATCGCGCTAAACATGTCATCACTGAAATGCCGGACATCAGCCGCGAACCGCTGAGAGTTGGCGTTGACTTCAACGTCGGCAACATGTCGGCGGTCATCGGCGTCCGCAGCACCAAAGGCCTGGTGATCATCGACGAGATCAGCGGCGCCCATGACACAGACGCGCTCGGCGCTGAGATCCGCAGGCGGTATCCAGACCATCGCATCTACGGCTACCCAGACGCGAGCGGCGGCAACCGCAGCACCAATGCAAGCCAGACCGACATCCAGATCCTGGAGTCCTATGGCATCAGCAACCAATCACCGAAAGCCAACCCGCCAGTCCGCGATCGTGTCGCAGCTGTACAGGCGCTACTGGAGAACGGCAAAGGTGAGGTGAGATTGACCGTTGCCAGCGCCTGCCGCCGGATGATTGAATGCTTGGAGTTGCAGTGCTACAGCGAGAAGGGCGATCCTGACAAGGATGCCGGGCATGATCACATGAACGACGCGCTAGGCTATCTCGTGTGGCGTGAGTTCAACCCGCTACATGCCGGCGCAGGCCGGAGCACGGGAATCCGCCTGTATTAAGCATGTACACCGGCTACTCCTTCTACGATCGCAATCCGGCAGAGCGCAAGGTTACCAGCGTTCAGGATCCAAACTCCGCATGGTACGCGCAAGAGCCGCATTGGATCCTGATCGAAGACCTGATGCAAGGCACCTACGGGATGCGGCGGAAGCATCGTCGGTACCTGCCGCAGGAGCCCCGCGAGCTTGATGAGTCCTACGACAACCGACTGGCCCGCAGCGTGGTTCCGCCGTATTACCAGCGGCTGGAGCGGATGCTCGCCGGGATGCTGACACGCAAGCCCGTCAGGCTCACTGACACCAGCGACACAATCCGCGAGCAGCTGTTTGATGTTGACCTGCAAGGCAATGACCTGAATGTCTGGACCTACGAAACCGCACGGAAGCTGATCCGTTACGGCCACGTCGGCACGTTGGTTGATGCTCCATCTGATGGCGGTCGCCCGTACTGGTGCACCTACACGCCACGGCAGATCCTCGGCTGGCGTACTGAGCAGCGCGATGGAGCGCAGCAGCTGGTTCAATTGCGGCTGATGGAATCCGTCGTCGTGCCTGATGGACTCTATGGCGAGAAGGCGATCGAGCAGGTGCGGGTGCTGACGCCAGGGCAATTCCAGATCCATCAGCGGCAGGATGATGGCGAGTTCAAGGTCACGGATGAAGGCACCACCAGCCTTGACGTGATCCCGTTCAGCGTCGCCTACGGGAACCGGCACGGCTTCATGGAGTCCCGGCCGCCGATGGAGGACATTGCAGAACTGCACCTGAAGACCTACCAGGTGCAGTCCGACCTCGACAACCAGCTCCATATCTCAGCGGTGCCGATGCTGGCGTTCTTCGGCTTCCCGACTGCCGCCGAGGAAGTGTCAGCCGGACCTGGCGAGGCGATCGCCTTCCCCGCTGAAGGCCGCGCCGAGTACATCGAACCGCAAGGCCACAGCTTCGACTACCAGTTCCGCAGGTTGGAGCAGCTGGCGACACAAATCAACGAGCTTGGCTTGTCGGCAGTGCTTGGCCAGAAGCTCAGCGCCGAGACCGCCGAAGCAAAGCGGATCGACCGCAGCCAAGGCGACAGCACCATGATGGTGATTGCGCAGAACGTGCAGGACATGATCGACAACTGCCTGCAATTCCACGCGCAGTTCCTCGGGCAGAATGAAGCCGCTGGCAGCTGCTTGGTGAATCGTGACTTCATCGGCAGCAGGCTTGAACCGCAGGAGATCCAGTCGCTCTTGGCTCTTTACACTGCCGGGACTATCACTCAGGAAACTTTGCTACAGCAGTTGGCTGATGGTGAGATCCTCGGGGATGATTTCAACGTCGAAGAGGAGCTAGATGCAACGTCGAATGGTGGCCTTGAGACAATGGACAGCCAAGCTGCTGCTTAGGCTTGCGCTCATGGCCAAGCCCAACCACCGTGGCCAGACGGTCGATTACACGATCACCAACCTGCCCGATGAAATCCTGGCCATCATCCGCACAACTTGGTACAAGGGCGACAAGGCAGACGGCGTTGATGAAGTGATCCTGATGGAAGATGGACAACGCGGATACGACGCCTTTGATGAAATCATCAGCACCGGACTGATCGGCGGCGCCAACATCAGCATCCAATCGGCGTACAACCCGCAGGACCTTGGCATCGAGCCATGAGCACTCCTAGCAGCCTGTACCGCAACGCGATCGACCTGAATCGCTACAGCAACAGCGTCGGTAGGCGAGTCATCAATGCCTACAACGACATCATCATCGACGCGGCGAACCAGTTGCGGACGATTGATGAACTGTCTGCACCCGTGAAGGCCGCAAGGCTGCGGGCGATCTTGGCGCAGCTGAAAGACAGCCTGGCCACATGGGCGGGCGACAGCACCGAGACCACCGCGATCGAGCTGCAAGGACTGGCGGAGCTTCAGTCTGAGTTCGTGACTGAGCAGCTGCGGAAGGCGTTACCGACCGGCAGCCGCAACATCGTCAACACCGTCGAGATCAGCCCGCAGTTTGCGCAGTCGGTGGTAACGACCGACCCGACGCAGCTGAATGTGGTCACATTGAGCGATGACCTGTTTGCTGCTGCGCAAGGCGCACCGCAGACCTACAGCCTGACCGCTGCGCAAGGCGCAACCATCACGCTGCCCAATGGCCGCACCGTGGAGAAGGCGTTTCGGGGCATCGCCGTGGATCAGGCGGAGCGGTTCAGCCAGGTGGTGAGGAATGGCCTGCTAACAGGTGAGACGACACCATCCATTGCCAAGCGGTTGATCGGCAATCTCCAGTTCGGCGAGCAAGCCCGCACGGTCAAACAGCTCATCGCGGCTGGCGGCCAATCCACCGCGGTGGCCAACAACCAGGTCATGGCACTCGTCCGCACCAGTATCAACCAGGTCGCCAATACCGCCAGCCAGCAGGTCTACGAGGCGAATCAGGGCATCACCAAAAAATACAAGTACGTCGCCACGCTCGACACCAGAACCAGCAGCATCTGCCGCGCCTTGGATGGCCGGGAGTTTTCGTACGGTCAAGGACCAATGCCGCCGCAGCATTTCAACTGCCGCTCAACGACCGTTCCGGTGATCGACTACGAGGGCCTCGGCTTCAGCCCACCACCACCGGCAAGGCGTGCGTCAATGGATGGCCAAGTGCCTGCAAACCAGTCCTACGGCGATTGGCTAAGCAAACAATCCAAGGAGACACAGGAGGAAGTGCTCGGCAAAGGCAAGACTGCCTACTTCAATCGACTGTCCGACAAGTACGGCCCAAAGGATGCCATCGCAAAGCTCGTTCGTGATGATGGGTCAGAGCTAACCTTGAAAGACCTTCAGAAGCGATATGGCAAAATCCAAGAAGGTTGACAAGGTCGCCAAAGTAATGGGCGAGTTCAAGCGTGGCACCCTGAACACCGGCAAACCAGGTCCCGGCAAAGGACCGAAGGTCAAGAGCCGCAAGCAGGCGATTGCCATCGCATTGAGCGAAGCCGGTAAGTCACGGAAGCGGAAGTAATGGCACGCAAGAAGCCCGGCCTCTACGCCAACATCAACGCCAAGCGCGAACGGATTGAGTCTGGCGCCAAGGAACGCAAGGCGCGACCCGGTGAAGCTGACTACCCAATCAAAGGTGCATTCAAGGCCGCGGCCAAAACTGCCAAGCCACGCAAGCCGAAACGCAAGTGACCATCACCTACCGCGGTGAGCAGTTCGAGGGTTACAACCAGCCCAAGCGCACGCCGAACCACCCAACCAAATCCCATGCCGTACTCGCCAAGGAAGGCGAGACGGTGAAGCTCATTCGCTTTGGTCAGCAGGGCGTATCTGGCTCGCCGCCACGAAAAGGAGAAACAGCAGCAGACAAGGCCAGAAGGGCATCATTCAAGGCGCGTCATGCCGCCAACATAGCCAAGGGCAAGATGAGCGCTGCTTGGTGGTCAAGCCGCGAAAAATGGTAGCCTTGATCTGTATTTGACCCTGCGGGTTGTTCATGTCTGATGAAATCCAGAACCAGGAGCCTGCGGCAACTGGTGAGGCTGAAACGCTGCAGCGCAGCATTGAGGCGCTCGAACGCAAGAACCAAGAGCTGATTGCAGAGCTGCGTGCAGCCAAGAAAGCACCCAAGCTGCCGGATGGTGTCAATGTCGATGAATTGCTGGAGTTCAAGCGAAGCTACGAGCAGCAACAGCTTGAGTCGAAAGGAAACTATCAGGAAGCTCGACAGGCTCTGGAGCAGCAGTTCCGCGAGGCGACGGCGGAGAAGGACAAGCGCATTGCCGAGCTTGAAGTCAGAGTCCGAGAACTGGAACTCATCACTCCAGCAGTGACCGCACTGGCCGACATCGTGCATGATCCAGACATGGTGCTAAAGACCAAGCTCAGCGCCGATCAGATCGAACGCGAGCCGGATGGCACCGTGGTTGTGGTTGACGGCTACCAGCGGACGCCAATGGGCGAATGGGCCAAGAGTCTGCCGGCATGGATGCAGAAGCAGCCCAAGCCGCAAGGCGGTGGCGCGCCATCAGGGCAGGTGAGCAGCACCGCCACGATTGGCATCAAGAACCCATTCAGCCGCGAATCATTCAACCTGACCGAGCAATCACGGCTCTACAAGACTGATCGAGACCTATACGAAAGACTCAAGGCAACTGCGAATCGCTAAGATAATCGCAACCGGCCGCGCTGGTGCCAAGGGCTGCGCCCACTGATCACAAATCCCCTTCAGGAGAAACACCGTGGCGACTCTTCGCTCCGATGTCATCATCCCCGAGGTTTTTACTCCGTACGTCATTGAGCAAACCACCGTCAGGAATCAATTCCTGGCAAGTGGCGTGGCTCAACCCATGGCGGAGCTGAATGCCACCGAGGGCGGTGATTTCGTCAAAGTCCCATTCTGGAAAGCCAACCTCAGCGGCGATGCTGAAGTTCTGACCGATTCGACCAGCCTCACGCCTGGCAAAATCACCGCTGACTCTCAAGTTGGCGTGATCCTCCACCGTGGCCGGGCTTGGGAATCACGCGATCTGGCAGCTCTTGCTGCTGGTGCTGATCCGATGGCTGCCATCGGCGCCAAGGTCGGCGAGTACATCGCCAACCAACAGCAGAAGGATCTCTACAAGTGCCTCGAAGGCGTCTTCGGCAGCCTCACCGGCTCCGATAGTCCTGCCTTTGATGCGCTGCGCTTCGACACCAGTGGCATGACCACTCTGGGGCCGAAGCAGGTTGCTCAAGCCCGCGCCAAGCTCGGCGATCAAGGCGACAAGCTCGCCGCTGTTGCCATGCACAGCGCCTGCTACTACGACCTCGTGGAGCGCAAAGCCATCGATTACGTCAGCACTGCTGACGCTCGTGGCACCACCACCACCTTCAGCGGCGGCTCGCTGGTCTCTGCCTATGGCGGTGATAACAGCGTTCCGACCTACATGGGCCTGCGCGTGATCGTCTCCGACGACATCACCAACAGCGGCGGCAACTACGCCTGCTACTTCTTCACCCAAGGCGCTGTCGCCACCGGTGAGCAGCAGGCACTCCGCACCGAGACCGACCGGGACATCCTGGCCAAGTCCGATGCAATGGCCGTTGACTGGCACAACATCTACCACCCGGTAGGCGCTAAGTGGGCTGTCACCACCACCAACCCGACCGGCGCTCAGCTGGCCACGGTTGCCAACTGGTCGAAGGTGTACGAAACCAAGAACATTGGTATCGTCCGCGCGACCATCACGTCCAACTACGACTGATAGGAGGACCTAACCATGGCTTCGATCTTTGAACTCGGTGACATTCCCGGCGGCCTTCTGCCAGGTCAATGCACCCTTGCCGAGGTGACCAATACGGCCACCTTGACCGCTGCTCAGTCCTACAACGCAATCGTGCGTGGCGTGCCTACCAGCACCGCCACCTACACGACGGCAGCCGCCTCCGCCATCATCTCCGCCATCGGTGGTGATTGTGCAGTCGGCACATGCTTCCGCGTTGTTGTGCTGAACGCTGCGGCTAGCGCCATCACCATCACCGTTGGTGGCGGCTCTGGCGTGACTGTTTCCGGTGTTGCCACCGTGGTGCAGAACGCCTCGAAGGAGTTCATCGGCTACGTCACCAACGTGACCGCAGGCTCCCAGGCCATCACCCTTTACGGCCTTGGATCCACTGGATCTGCCGTTGCCTGATGGGGCTGTTCGCTTTTAGGCGACTGCGTGAACGCGAGGCTGCCTCTTCTGAGGTGGCCTCTTTTTCCACAGAGAGCCCGGCTACGCTTGACGTAGCAACTGACGACACTACCGAGCGATTCAATGGCGATCAGCCTCGACGCAACAGTGGGCGGCGCAAGCGCCAACTCCTACCTGACGCTGGCTGATGCGCAGGCCATTGTTGATGGCATGGTGCAGGATGCTGACGTGACCGCATGGGGCACAGCAACCACTGACGCCAAGAATCGCGCACTGTACACCGCTGCGCAGAGGTTGGATCGTGAACGGTTCCTTGGTGCTCGCGCTACTGACACTCAGTCCATGCAATGGCCCCGGACCGGCGTTCGCAAGCCTGACACCTACATCAACACATACGCAGTCGGCTTTCCGTTTCGCATCACCACCGACTACTACACCAACACTGAAATCCCGGATCAGATCAAGCGGGCGCAGGTGGTGCTTGCCATCTACCTCAACAACAACACCGACGGACTGGGGCTTACCGGACTTGAGGACTATAAAAATGTCAAGATTGGCAGCCTAGACGTGACGCCAGCGCAGTCAATGGGCGTTGACAAGGTGCCGCCGCTGATGGAGCGCTACCTGACAGGGCTTAGAATCAGTGGACCAGGGAACATCTCAATTCGCCGGAGCTGATCATGTCTGAATACGCCATCGGCTTTGAATACATCAGCGACACCGCTGCGCATACGGGGCGGTTCAATGAGCTTGTGGCCTTTGAAGATTCGGTGATCGCCAGCGCCGTGATTCTGAACCAGACCGGCAACACCTTTACCAGTGTGCCGCTCAAGGCCGGGCAGTCAGTCGAGGCGGTGTTCACCAGCGTGACGCTGGCCTCCGGCAAGATCGCCGCCTACAAGATTTGATCATGAGCGACTCCAACGTCCTAGGCATTGATTACGCAAAGGGTGCCACCTTCATTGGTGACACCACAACGCATACGGGCCGTTGGTGCGCGATTCACTTCACGACTAACACGCAGATCGATACGTTGGTGCCGCTGAACTGGGACGGTGAGACCATCTCGGGGCAATCATTTTCGGCTAGCTCCACGCTGTATGGAGTGTTCACCAGTATCAAACTGCAGAATGGCCACTGCGTCGCTTATAAGCTCTGATGGCACTTGCAAGCTCGCTACGAAAGGCAGCCACCAAGCTGATGGCTAAGTTCGGCGGCAGCTTGACCTACCGCCAGGTGAGCGGCGGCACGTACAACGCCACGACTGGCGCCATCACTGAAACCACCACCGATTACACGGTGCGTGGCGTGCTGGAGGATGTCAACAAGCGCGAAGTCAACGAGCTGATCCAAGCCAACGACAAGCGGCTGATCCTTGCGGCTGCGGATCTTGCGGTGACACCAAACACTGCCGACCGCGTGGTGATCAGCACGGTGTCGCATCAGATCATCCGCGTGCAGACGATCGAGCAGGACAACACGGCCATCACCTACGAGCTGATCCTGAGGGCTTGATCATGGCGCGGCGCATCAACCTATCGCAGATCGGCAGTTTCTCCACGGAGAAGTACGAACAGCTCCTGCGTGTGGTGGTTTTTGAGACTGACAGCAGGTTGAAGCAAAGCAGCCCTGTTGATACAGGACGGTTCAGGATGAGCTGGGCAATCAGCGAGCAGGGCACGCCAGGCTATGACGCTGGCCCGCAGGCCGGAGGCGGCACAGTGCTGCCACCGCGGCGGCTGGATTACCAGGTGGAGCGTGCTGGCGGCGTCTACCACATCCACAACAATCTTCCATACGCTGAGCCGTTGGCCAATGGCCATAGCCCGCGGGCACCTGCAGGGT